GCGGTTCTAATGACATAGCCTATATTTATCTGGAATTCCGCAGTAATACCTGTACCCCCACCTGCAGCAGACGATGTAGCTACTGTAGCCACAACTATAGTGAACTCGTTACTTGATATTACTTCCGTTACTACATGCTCAATATTTAGATCACCCGCAGGTACTCCACCTACTGCAGTAGCCCCAGAGAAAGTTACGTAATCTCCTAGGCCAGCGCCATTTGCAGCTATAGTTACTGTAACCGTAGTAGATACCCCTGTGATAGCCACAGACCCCACAGTCTGCGTAGGTGTTACTGTATAAGTACCAAGTTCTCCTTCGCCTGTACCGTAGGCGGTTATAGTCGTACCAGCAGCAATCCCACTACCTGATATTACTGTGCCTATAGTCAAGTGCCCGTAAGTAGCCGTAGTTACAGTTAGCACAGCACCGGTAATACTCCCATTACCCACAAACCCGGTTCTAAAGCAATTGTCAGTAGTAGCAGAAATAAAGGTTCCGCTTAGCGGGGTTATGTCGTAGAAGTTTGCCCCTGCCTCAATGTATACCTTGGCGTTAGTTCCTAGTGCAAGTAAGTCATCGTTGTACGAAGTAATCCACCCCCACATCTGGCGGCACACGCCAATGAAAGAACTTGGTGAAGCCTTTAGCCAACCGCCTACTTTCTCTGGGTATCCAGAACGAAAACGTATCTTATCGCATTGAAACCAGCCACCCTCACCTGAGTAGTTAGTTTGATCCCGGTTTATTCCGGGCTTTAGTTGGATTTTCTTAAGCATATGGGTTCCTTAATGGGTACTTTATACTCATCTATACCCGTCTATACACCAAAACGTGTATAACTACTCATCTAATTGCTGATTGCTCTCTAACCCAGTCTTGGAGGGCTGTGAGAGTTTCTTTGTTCTGGTGGCAGATACCGTAATTTGCTCCAATGGTTTCGGCAACGGTTTCAACTGCAACGGTGGACGCATCAATAATTCTGGTGGGGTCGGGAAGTTCATTGTAGATGGCGCTGTCGTGCCACACCCTGAAACCACTAGACAAAGTACCAGTATCTTGTACATAAACTTTAACCTCTTTAATTATCTCTCTGCTCTTTCCTTGCACAATTTGTACTCGATCCACATACTGCGTGATCGTTTTGTCTGAAACCACTGCCTGTTTGACCCCTGTCTCAATGGTATGCCTCTGCGCCTCGATTGTAGCCTCATAGCACGCACTAACTCCCCATTTGTGACCAACGTATAGACCAGCAGAAAATAATGCCGCAGCAAGCGTTGTAGCGATAGCAATTTTAGTACTGAGAGATAAAGCCTTCGCCCCTGCTATAAAGGGTATCACGGCTTGAAAGTTCTCTTGCCGGACAGTGGCTTTCTCGTTCCAAGATGGCACCAGTTAATAGTTGCGCCGGGTTCTTCTCTGTACAGGTCATACTTAATCAATGCGTCAGGTTTTGCATCCAGCCACTTATCTAGGTGCTCACCACGGTCGTAAATATCTACAGCCATACCTTGCTTGTGTGCAGACTTAGATGACCCTGTAGTGGAGGTCTGCAATCTGAACCCCCCATCGCCATTCTTGTTGCCTGAGATCTGATTGCCAGTAGCTGGGTTGTTTTGTAGTATTGTTCCAGTATCCGTAGCAAATGCGGCTAATAGGTTATTAACCCTGTACAACAACGTCAGGGCGTTCAGATTGTATTCTGTGGTCTGTGGCTTATCGTTGAAGTATTCCTGCAGAGTAATCATTGGATCGGCTCACTCGTAAAGAATCTAAGCACCATGTTGCCCGCACTACTAACGAATATCATGCCAGCATAGGCTATAGGCGGGATGAACATAGCAAAAGTCTGCGCCCCAAGTTCAAGAAGCCCAAGAGCTAAGATTAATGCCCCGTTCCACCAGAGCGTCTTAGACCTACGGGCCTTTTTCACTTATGTCCTAAGCCAACTGCAGCTAGAGCTATACTCCCAATAACTGCAAGCCCAATGAAGGCTTTCCAGAATATAGTCCTAGCAGCTTTCCAATCCTTAACAAGCTCAGATAACTCTTTGTGGTCGTTGTAGTGTTCCTCGGGCTCAATCCAGAAATCCTTACGGTGCTCCCGAATCATGGAGCATAGTCTTAAGGCCACAGCGTCAATTTCTTCGTTCGTCATGTTTGCGCCCTATACGTTTCATTCGTTGAATTCGTTCCCAATCTTCCCTACAGTCAGCAGAACAGTAGGCACCCTTAGTCTTTATACCGCAGTTGAGGCACATCCCGGTTAGCTTTGGTGAAGCCTTACGAAACGCTATCGCAGACTCTCTAAACAGATCCTCGTACTCCGAAGCCTTATCTGAATCGTCCATCTTGTTTCATTTAGATTAGCCAGATAATAAACGCAATTATAACTACTACTAGCGTAGTGCGCTTAGAGTTCTTAATCAGATCAAGGAATCTGTCTGATACTGGATCAGCTATAGCAATAACCTCATCAACCTTGCCCACTACCTTCTTAGCTTTGTCTTTAATGGTCATGATTCAAGTGCTGCTATCTGTACTTGGATAGCATTAAGTTTCGCCATGAGTTCTTCTCGTGTAGGAGGTAATAGAGCAGGTATGTCTACAATGACAGGTGGATTAGGGTTAGTGAATAAACCGTCTGCATATACCCAGCCTATTTGACCTTCTTCAGAAGCAATAGCAATGACATCTTCTAAGCCTTCAGGGCATCCTGCTTGGACAGTATCGTATTCGATGGTATTGACTACAACATTGTCTTTTAATATAACGTGACGTACTAAATTAAACATAATATTCCTCTACTAATATAACTCCTGAGCCACCAGCGCCGCCAACAGCGCCAGCTCCACCAGAAGCACCAGCAGTGCCACCAGCACCTATAACATAGGAATAAGTTGCCGAAGGAGATGAAATAATAGCGGATATATACCCTCCAGCACCGCCACCTAATCCCCCAAATAAGTTACTACCTACATGTGCTGAAGTACCACCACCACCGCCACCACCGCCAGCATTAACTGCTCCTGCTGTACCTGCTGTAGTTGTATTACCTGCACACCCAGCACCGCCAAATACACCATTACCACCACCTCCACCGAGTCCATACATCCCAACAGACGAAGCATAACCTGCTTGCATACCAATCCCACCAGTAAGTGCCATACCGACGGCTGGTGAAGCAATGGTTGCAGTTCCTCCTGCGCCTCCGGATGTTTGACTTCCTGCTGCACCGCCTGTACCTCCCACACAAGTTAAAAGACTTGTGCCAAAAGTGCTTGTACCTCCTGTGCCAGCAGAACTTCCACCTGTTCCAGCTCCACCACCACCTCCGCCCCCAGCCATAGTGATTTTAATAGCCTTGCAGTTAGCTGGTAACGTATATGTACCTGAACCCGATGTGAATGTTTGAACTGTGTGAGGAACTGTTGTCAAGCCTGTGCCGCCATTAGCTACTGGGAGCGTTCCTGTTACTGTGGTTACTGGGACGCCAGTAGTTCCATCTAAAATTAGTGCCATATTATTCTCCTTTCCAAATTTCTGTTGGCGGTGTAGCCCAGACCACTTCCCCAGCAGTCGGGTAGACAGCAATCTGACGAATCACTTGGCGATAAGCAATAAATTCACTTTGGTTACTAAGACGTGGATTAGCTGTTGGTAGCCCTATGTCAGCTATGGTTGTCCAGTCAGTGCCAGCTAGTAGCCGAGATGCGGTAGCTTTATTATATTCTGCTGTAGGGGGTGACGGGGGTATTGGAGTGTTTGCTACTGTCCATGCCGCCATTGCGTTATCTGCCCATTCTGGCAGCACTGTTATATCTTCGTTAGGCTGATCCACATACTCAATCCATCCAGCAACATCTTGCCATTGAAGAGCGTGTACATTAGGTGGCGTTCCTTCCCATACCAACCCCAAATAACTTATTCCGCCCTCATAAACAGCGCCATCGACAGGTATGATTGTTAGTTTCATATTTAATCCTTAGTAGCCATGATTACATCAACGTAAGAGACAGCCAAGTTAATCGCTGTACCTGTAAACGCAGCGGCTGAGTGAGTATGTGATGTTCCGCCACCAGTTACTTGCGTGGCAGTTGTAAACCCAGACCGAGGGATAACGTTATATACACTATTTAAAGAATATGTCCCCCCTCCAACATTGGGTCCATAAGGTAATGCGTGTGAATGACTTGGTATTTGAGATTCTGACAAAGTAGTAGCCCCAGAAGCAGCATTAGTTCCAGCAACGGCTTGACTTGCAAAGGCTGTAGTAAATGCTACTGAGCCACCAGTTGATGCTGCTCCGCTTACTACTCTCAATGCTTTATTATCATTAGCTACAGACTTAGTCCAGCCAGTAGGAGCAGCAGTCTGAACAAACAACATAACTGTTCCTACATCAAAGGCAGGTGGTATGCTAGCGGTTGTTGCCATTGTTCCACTGGCAGTTGGTAATGTTATAACCACTGAACCTGCAACCGCAGGTGCTGACAATGTAACCGAGCCAGAAGTGTCCCCTGCGACTACGATCGCGCTCATGCTACCTCCTTTACTTCTGGATTAACCCACTGACACGTTTCTTCATCCAGTGTCCAAGTAGGATCAGGTTGTGGTGGGATAAACGCATCTCTTACTGGATCGTATGTGTAACCGATACCCGCGTAGTTCTTGCGTAGAGGTCTGCCCTCTGGGTGCTTACCGCCTGATGTGTTGTATGAGGTCTGTAACCATGTGCCGGGACTAGAGTCTACAAATGTATCAAAGAACTCTTGTTCAGCAACAATGACGTTAACCACTTTTCCATCCAATACTTTAGCGAAATGGCTCATGCTGTGTATGTCCCTGAAGATGTGAATGTGTGAATGGTATATCCACCAGATGAAGTGACAGTGCCACCTGTACCACGTTGTGAACCAGCATAGCTAATAATCACAATACCAGAGCCACCAGCACCGCTTGTACTAACGGAGATACCCATACCTCCACCGCCTCCACCTGTATTAGCTCCACCATTACCAGCAACTCCAGAAGTGTTTCCATTCCCACCAGTATTTAAACCAGCCCCGCCAGTACCCGCCGTTCCACCTGTCCACGACGCGCCGCCACCCCCACCACCATTGCCGCCATTTCCAGCCGCAGTAGCACTTTGCACCCCACCACCGCCGCCGCCGCCCCAATAATACGATATTCCATTGATACTAGATAAAACGCCAATTCCACCATTACCGCCAGTGCTCGTTGAACCGGGACCACCAATAGCCCCTGCCCCACCTCCTCCAGCAGAACCATATGTTGATGGTGTTGTATCTGTAGATGTACCGCCATTGTTACCCTGCCCTACTGTACCAGCGCCACCAGCAGCGGCAGGCCAACCACCACCGCCACCAGAACCTCCCGCGCCACCAGCACAATTTGCAACTAATGTGGAGTTATAAGCTCCCCCGCAACCGCCGCCAAGAGCAATAATACTAGACACAGAGCTATTGCTACCGCTTGGTCCTCTAAAATTAACCCCCTGAGTCTCAGGAATCGAAGCCGCTCCTGCACCAATGGCAACTGGATATGCGCTATTTGGAACTAAATAAAGTGCTCCAGTAAGTACCCCCCCAGCACCACCACCACCAGCACTACCACCTGAGCCACCTCCAGCAGCAACAAGATAATTTATTGCATATGACCCAACATTTATCCAATCAGTACCATTGTAGTATTCTGTTAACCCCAATGTACTATTAAACCTAGTCATCCCAGTTACTGGAGTTGGTCTTTCCGCTGTTGTACCTACTGGTAGAGTCAATGCTCCTGTACCAGATACCGCCAAAGCACCAGTCACAGTAGCTCCAGTAGAGGTAACGGCAACTACTGTATTTACACCTGAGAGTAATGAGAGATTTCCACTAGAGTCTGCTGTGGTGATTACACCCCCACCCCCCGTTGTCACTGCTGCAATAGTTGAAGCCATTTATATCTCCTTGTACCCTTAGTTAGTCACGCCCTATTGCAGCTACCTTAGTTGTGTTTAGTAGAAGCTGTTGACTAGACTCATTAGCCTTAACCATCTCGTTCCTGAATGACTCTACTGCAGCACCAGTCTGCCTTTGTTGTTGGCTATTCTCAATCAACAGCATTGGAGTCCAGCAAAAGGCACAGTCCCCATTAGATACTGTCTCGCCAGTCTGAGGATTTAGACCCTGTACATGCACCCAGAACCGACATTTAACTAGCTCACCATCTTTAATAGCGCCATCCTCAATGCACTCAGAACCCATCAAAGGGCATAATATTTTAGCGTCTTTAGCCATTAGTCTTTAGCTGCAATAATGAAGTCGTAGAATTTTAACCCTTGTGTTAAAGAGTGAGAATGGGAGCCACTACCACCTGTTGAGCCAGTATTGGTAGTAACATATGTAGAAATTGGTATACCCCCACCCGCACCAGCGGCAGTAGATCCTGTTCCAATTGACCAAGTGTGCGTGTGTGCTGGAATATCTGCAATCTGTAATGTATATCCCCCGGTAGCAGTCTGTGCGTTCCATGTACTAAATGCTACAGAACCACCACTTGGAGTAACTGATCCAGTAACAAACCTAAGAATAGAATCGTTGATAGCCGCAGTTGTATCTTTAGTCCACCCAGTAGGAGCGGCTGTTTGCTGAAAACTCATGCGTGTACCAGAAGCAAATGGTGGGGCTGGCGTAGCTGGTGCGGTACTCGCCCAAGTTGTTCCATTAGATGTTAATAAGTTTCCTGAAGTACTGGGGGCAACAAATGTAGGGGCAGAAGCACCGTTGCCTAAAATTACGTTATTTGCAGTTAGTGTAGAAAGCCCCGTGCCTCCATCAGCCACGGCTAAGTCAGTAATGCCTGTAATCGTTCCACCGTTGATTGTTGCTGTAGTTATAGTAGCCGTAGAAAATATAGCTGTTCCCGCCGCAATTGTTGCTGTGTCTATACTTAGAGCTGGAACATAACTAAGAGCTGAAACTACATTCGTGCTATTGGCGTAAACCATAGCCGTCTTACCATTAGGTACTGTTATCCCCGTGCCAGCGGTGGTCTTTACCCGGATACTTTGTGAGCCAGTAGTGTTGTTCTCAATTATGTAAGGCTTATCAGTCGTGGGAACTATCAGATCTCTAGTAGCCGTTAGCGCCCCAGTTGAGGTTAAACTTAGTATGTAGTGCCTAGCTACTTGCGTTGAGTTAGTATTGGTAAGATCTATAGTCAGGTTACCATCAGTAGTAAAACTAGCTACAGCCCTACCTACAATAGCTTCTTCTAACGCAGTACCAAGATTTGTATTAGTTGTAGACCCCCAAACATTTACCTGTTCGCCTGTAGCAATAAGTTCTATCTTAAGTGCTGAGTAACTACTTGCCATGATTTATCCTTTATTTATAAGACAACCCAACGCTGCCCTGAAGTGATTGTGACCACAACGCCACCATTTACAGTTACCGGACCCACTGAGCAAGCATTGTACCCAGATTCAACAGTATAACTTGTAGCTACAGTAGTCGCGTTTAATACTAAACCATTTGCAGCTATAGGGGCTGTTACTGCTAGTTCACCTGTTGATGGTTTGTATAGTAGCTTGGCATTGGATGTGTATAAGTTTGCTATTACACCGGTTGTTCCAGTGGCAAAGACTGGGTATATATAAGAAGCTGTAGCCGTATCATTAGCCAGAGATGCTGAGGTTGCTGTTGATGACAAAGTACCTGTAACTAAAGACAACCCAGTTCCTACTGTGATTTCCTCTGCCGCCCCTGTTGATGCCGTAGTCCTGCCCAGTAGCCTAGCTGTAGCCATTGTAAGACCGTTAGCCGAAGCATATGCACTTGGAGCCACATAGTCTGTTGCCGCCACTGCTATAGTCAGCGCACCAGTTGTGGTTGTACTCTTTAATATGCCGGTAGCTAGGAGTGAAGTACCATCAGAGTAATCAGTGCCACTTGTTCCAGCACTTACAATCCCAGATACAGAACTACCCTTCAGCATGCCTGTTACTGTTGTTGTTAAGGTTATAGCCGGAGTAGATGTAGCCGTAGCTACTGTGCCAGCAAAGCCGTTGTTTGTTACTACTGATACTGAAGTTACTGTACCGGGAACTGCTGCAGTATTCCCATTTAGCTTCTGTATTGCCTGAAGAATAGTATCTGTAGCCGCTACTGTACCCGCCCCTGATGTGTATCCAGTTAAGACCTTACCTATAACCGCTGAGTTGGTTAGGGTGGCTGCGTTACCTACAGAGGTGGCTTCACCCGTTAGGTTAGCATTGGTTGTCACGTTACTGGCAGTAAAGGCTGTAGCTGTGCCGGTTATGTTAGTGCCTACTAACGCACTTGGAGTGCCCAGATCTGGCGTTACTAAGGTAGGGCTTGTTGCCCTTACAAAGACTCCAGTACCTGTGCCGGTATATTCAGCAGAGGTAGAGTGAAAATACTCAGTGGCAACTCCGCCCTGTAACCCAGCCAAGTCATTATGTAGATTAGCCAGAGGCGTATTAACGTGGGTATTTCTATCTTCGCCATTGTAGGTAAGCGATATAGTCCTAGTGGCATCTGAAGTAACAAAGCCAAGAATACCCATCTTTGTTGCAGTAGTAACTACTGTTGATGGCTGAGTTGTAACCACATCAAACACGGTGTAGTTAGGAGATATAGATGTTATTTCTGGGGTAGTAATCCCAAACAGTTTCTTCCATACAGTGCCAGCAACTGCTGACTCATTTGTATACCCGCTAGGTGTAGTAATAGTTACTACCGTGTCAGAGGTTCTAGCGGTTATCTGGTACAGACCTTGCGGGGTCTGTAAGTATGATGCAACTGTATTCGTAGCCGAAGCATCTATCACCGCAGTGGCAAAGGGCGTTCCTGATGATGCTGTAGCTGTGCGGCTTGATCCTGTCCCCGTGGTAGTTACAGTGCCAACGACAAACGGAGTGGCTGTATATATCTGTCTAGTAATGGTTGTAATAGAACCACCAGCAACGCTGTCTACACCAGCCCATATTGTGAAGTCATATATCCCAGCATCAAATATAAGCCTATTCAGAGCAACAGTGATAAAAGCAGAGAAAAGCACAGTATTGCTAACTGCTGTTCCTGTAATGACCTGCTCTGCTGTTGTTACTGGGATGGACGCAAAAGTAAGAAGAGCTACATCGTTGTTAGCCCCTGCCGCAGTTATAACTGGAGTGGCGTTATAAAATACAACACCCGTCCCCGCTGAGGCTGGGTTTGGCGCAACATTAGTCCAAGCTGTGCCGTTATATCCAAGCAACTGGTTAACCACTGCAGTGCCAATTGATACATCAGATAGATTCTCTAATGGTATTGATATGGCAGCAGAGCCATCAAAAGACACACCTGCTATGTTCCTTGCTGTGGCTAATACTGTTGCAGCTCCTGCTGTAAGACCTGCTGCAGTGCCAGTTATATTAGTACCTGTAAACGCTACTGGAGTACCCAATGCAGTTGCATTGCCTGATGCGTCCAGATTGACTGACTTCTCTGAAGGGTAGGTAACGAATACATCCTTGGTCCCAGCGGAGAATACTAGAGCTGTTGGCTCTGTTGCTGAACTGTTAGATAGAACTGTAGTACGGGCTAGTGTAGTACCGGAAGACGTATATGTTCCAAGGCCCACTTCCCACTCATTAGTACCTTGCCCTGCAATACAGTAGTAGGTGGTATTTCCATCGCCAATTACAGCAAAGGACTGAAAGCCAGCAGCAGCCCCAGCAAGTGTGAATGTGCCATTACCTGCGGTGGTGGAAGTCTCTTTTACTCTGTCAGCTAAGATGAGTGCCATATGTCCCTATTATGGTTGAGTTTTAATCACTTGCCAACCAGTTGTGCTTGATGTATTTATTGTACTCCAAGTGGTGGATTCTGAGGTATTAATTACCTCCCAGAGTGACCTACCGGCAAGCAGATCTGAAGCCTGAGCAAGTTCATTAATTGAGGCCAGAAAACTAGCGGCTGTTCTAGTGCTTTCAGAAGCGTTAATCAGCTCTTGTATACTTGAATGGAACTCCGCCATGCTTTCAACAGCATCAGAGGCAGTGGCACCTTCGTTAATAAAGCTATTCAGGTAGGCTAACGCCCCTACAACCTCAGATGCAGTAGCAGATTCTTGTACTAGACTACTAATGCTATGAACCGCATTTACTTGGTCAGCCCCTGTAGCACTCTCTTGTACGTTGACTGCAAACGTCTCTACTGACGATACTTGGTCAGATGCTGTTACCTGCTCTATTACAGAAACTCCAAATGTGGCTTGAGTAGCTATAACATCAGAAGCAGAGACAGCCTCTATAACAGCAGAGTTCATCTCAGCTAGAGCCGCCACTACATCAGCGCCAGTTACTGACTCTAAGATAACGCTGTTTAATTCTACTGATGAGGAAACCTGATCTTCTGCGGTAGCAGACTCTTGTATGGCGGAAGCAAACGCTTGAATTGCAGACACTTGGTCAGAAGCTGTAGCAGAATCAGATAGAGCTGAGTTGAAAGTAGCCCCTACTGCTATCGTATCCGTTGCAAAAGCAAGCTCAATTAACGCCGCATCAACTTGACGAGATCCGTTAACAGAGTCTAACGCAGAGGCTGACTCACTAACTTCAGAGTTTAGAAAAGCTCCTGCTAGTGACGCAAATGGTGCAGCCGCAAATGATGAGATTCCAAACACATTACGCTTCGGTCAAAGCAGCTTCTGGGAAC